GCGATCTTGAAGTAATCTTTGATCCTGCTCGTGGTGGTGCTTCTGACAAGCTAGTCTTGTGTTCCTTACCGGTGATTACGTTTTTTAACAAGTTAGGCGATGGAAAATTCTTAGATGCTTCTATGGGTCATTCTGCTAATAATTACAGAATGGACATGACAACTAGGAATGGTGCTTTCGGTCACTCCGTAATGGTAATTGATACTATTCATGGAACACTTAACCTTGTTAAAGAGCCACTTTTTAGAGGAATTGCGGCTGGTTATATGCTAATGGCTGACATGAGTCAAGTTTCTTATCGTCCGTTGATTGGAAATGGAATTAACCGTGATACACAGGTTATGACCAATGTACAATCTGCTGATGAAGACTTGAGAAAAGACATGATTTTAACCGAAGCCGGTTTAGAAGTAAGTCTTTCCGAATCTCATGCTTTGTTTAACCTTGAAAACGATTAAGGAGTCAAAGAATGAAAACAGCTAGTTTAAATAAGTCAAGCGGTGAATATGGTGGCGTGCCTCAAAGCGTGGTATTCGTACCAGATGCGGCCACATATTCTGTTTCGTCAAGCAATAATGGTAAGATTCATGTAATGCCTGATTTGACAGCGGATTGTACAATCACGTTGCCAACTGAAGCTAACGGTCTTTATTATGCATTTTGGTATGGTGGCACAGCCGCTGATGCTCAAGATTGGATAATTAAGACAACTGGCAATAGCAATTACATGATTGGTGGTTGCGTTGGGCATGATACAGATAACGGTGGTGATGATACTGCTGTTATTGATTCAGACAATAATAGTAACTCCCAGCTAACGATCTATACTCCAATAGCAGGAACGAAAGTAGAGCTTTGTTGTGACGGTGTAGTTTGGTATGTCAATGGACATGTCATATCTGCAACTGACACATTCTTAGCTTTTGCTGACCAATAAATATCCGAATACATAAGGATAGCAGTTTTAGGTACTGTAGGGGTTATCAATAAAAGGTAACCCCTAAAACCTAAAAAGGATTAACTATGAATAAATGCATACACTGTAAAAAAGAAAATAAAAACAACTGGTTTTACTGTAGGTCTTGCGGAAAGAAAGCTTCTGAAGGTAAATTTACTACTAACATGTGGATGACATCACAGATGGGAAAGAGAACAGATGTAGAGCTATCAGTACAGTCCATATCTGAAAACACAACTAAAATGAAAAAAAATTTAGGTTATGGCGGTTAAGAAAAAAGATTCAAGATTAAAAAGAGCTGGTGTGACTGGGTTTAATAAACCAAAGCGTACTCCGGGTCATCCTAAGAAATCTCATATTGTGGTTGCAAAAGTAGGAGATAAAATCAAAACAATACGGTTTGGGCAACAAGGCGTAAAGACAGCAGGCAAGCCAAAGGTCGGGGAATCTGCAAAACAAAAGGCAAGACGTAAGTCATTTAAAGCTAGGCATGCTAAGAATATAGCTAAGGGAAAAATGTCAGCGGCTTACTGGGCTAATAAGGTAAAATGGTAATGAATAAAAAAGTAAAAGCACCTGCTGGTTATCATTGGATGAAAGCCGGAAGTGGTTATAAGCTAATGAAGCATAGTGGTAAGTTTAAAAAACATAAAGGTGCAAGTCTTATGGCTGATTTTAAAGTTCAGATGAGACATGCAAAACCTAAGAAGAAAAAGTAGTGTCCACAAAAAGAACAAAAGAATCCATGTGGAAACGCATTGTTGCGAGTGTAAAGGCTGGTAGCAAAGGAGGAAGGCCGGGACAGTGGTCAGCAAGAAAAGCTCAATTAGCCACTGCTAGGTATAAAAAAGCAGGTGGTAGTTATAGAGGTAAAAAATCGTCAGGTAACAAGTTATCTAAATGGTCAAAGCAAAAATGGGATTATGTTAGTAAGGGTGATGAGAAAAAACCAAGAGCTGAACGTGGGCGTTATTTACCTGAGTCAGTTAGGAAAAGTTTAAGTTCAAGTGAAAAAGCGGCTACGAATAAAAGAAAAAGAGCCGCATCTGCGAAGGGAAAGCAAAAAGCAAAGTACTCTAAAAAAGTAGCAGGAAAAGTAAGAAGAGCATAGTATGGCAACATTTGAAGCACAGGTAGAGGGATTAACAGGTCTAAGTATAGATGGTAGCAGTGCACCTACACAATCAGAACTTTCTCAGTTTCTAACAGATGGTGCTAAAGAAATTCTAAATACATTACCAAGATCAAAACAATCCTTGTTTACAACTGCAAACGATTTAAACGGTAGTAGTCAAAGTCTTACGCTTTTAGGTTCTGAGGTATTCAGTGTAACTAGAGACGATGGTACAATCAATCAGCCTTGCAGAAAAGTACCTGCTGAGTTAAATGGACGTATTAGAGATGCTGATGATATGATGGCGGCTACCACTACAGACCCTGCTTACTACGTTACAAATAATATTTTAGTTGTTGTTCCTTCACCTACCAATGCTCAAAATGCTCATGTGCATACATTAAACTATCCTACGGTTGCTTTTGGTGATAGCACTATCGCTAAGTTTCCAGATGATGCTGAATATCTTGTTCCTGTTTATGGTGCAATCAAATCACTGCAAAACTCTTTAGGTGCTCTATCATTAAGCAGTACAGATGTTACCGATGCACTTACGGCTATTACTAATGCTGTAAGTGATGCGAAAGATGCAGTTGATAAATTTGAAAACGCTGATTCTGAATCTGTTTTTGCTGATGAATCTACTTTTCTTACAAATGATTCCCAGTTAGCAAGAGTAAAAGATGCTTTAGATGCGGCTGAAAACGTTGTCAATAGCAATCAACCTTCAGCAGATACAGATGCATTTGGAGCTCAAGCGAATGAAGACATAGAGCTTGTAACAAGTGCTTTGAATATATCTTCAGCAGAAATCAGAAGGGCACAAACTCATTTAGCTGAATGGAACGCAATAGGTGATATGAGGGTAAAAGAAATTAATGCGGCATTAGCTGAGGCTAGAGGTCATGCAGAAGAGATACAGGCTAGGTTGTCGGTAGATTTAAGTAGGTATAGCAAATATGAGAAGCAACAAGCTAAATTACAGGCAGATTATGATAAAGGAATACAGGCGTTGAAATAATGGCAATACATTCTTTAACAGTAAAACAGATTATCAGTAGGGTTAGACAGGTTTTTCCTGATGCACCAGAAACATATATCATATCTTTAATTAATGATGCTATTAATGAGCTTGGTCAATACTCTCAAAAATCAATGTCTGCAAAAATTAACATAGTGGCAAATCAAACCTTTTATGACTTGTCTGATAGTGCTACAGATTCATCTAGTAACGCTATGGGCATTAACAAAGTTCACAGGGTAGATGTTATGGATAATGACGATGACTACATTAGAATACCGAGAGTTTTAGATGGCGAGCCTCTTATGTTTGATATTGCATCAGAGTCAGCAATAAAGGAGCCTTCATAATGGCAAGTAATATAAAGTATCCAGAAGATAAGGTTTTATATTTTATTAGAGGAGATCATCTAGGTTTAATTACGACATTCTCTTCAACGGGAGAGTCAAGAACAGAGAGAAAGGCTTATCAGGCGTTTGACCATTCTGTTACAAATGGTTTACTTGTCCATTACTATGGAAATCCTAATAAGGTTACAGCGATCACAGATACTCCAGATGTTGATAACTTATATCATTCTGCGATTGTAGATTATGTAAAGAAGTGCTTGTATATGGATCGTGCGGGTAGGACATCCGATGGAAACAAGGCTCAGGTAGCGATGAATCTTATGATGAGACATGAAAGAAAATTTGATATGGCCATTAAGAAATATGGTACAAAGAAAAGAAGTAAGACTGGAGGAACAAGAGCAGTCGTTCCAGCTAGTTTTACATAATATTATTGATTGATTATTTGTCTTGATCTAGGTTAAGTTTCACGACATATAATTTAACTATATGAATGCTTAAAAGCGGTGGTGGTGGAAATATAGGGT